GTCGAAACAGTTACCGAGAGCATATATCGCGATAGCGAAAGGAAATGCTAAGCAGAATTATGAATATTGTGCAAAACAGTCAATTGTTTATGAAACAGGCGAGCTCCCCAAACAAGGTAAGAGAAATGACTTACAAGGCATTGTAAAGCTTATTGATGATGGTGCGACGATGGAGGACATTGTCAGAGAATCAACTAGTATACAGAGTATTCGGGCCGCAGAGATGGTAATGAAATATTTAGAGAAGCCCCGCAATTTTAAACCGACTGTGCTGTGGTTTTATGGTAATGCCGGAAGGGGTAAAACCCGTGAGGCGATTAATATATTGGGCGGAGTTGGAAACTATTTCCGAGTTTTAAACGGTAAGTGGTTTGATGGTTATGACAAGCACGATAATGTGCTATGGGATGACTTCGATGATGAAGAGATTCCGTGGAAGAGGCTACTCGTCCTATTGGACCGCTATGACGTCCGAGTGGAAACGAAGGGTGGCACCAGACAATTCCTAGCTAAGAAGATAATAATAACGAGTACAAAACATCCGTTAGAATATTATAGGATGATTAATGAAGATATGGCGCAACTAACTAGGCGCATTGATGAAATACGACACTTTGATTAATGGCCGAAGGCCCCTAACGAAATTTACTTTCTTATCCTTCTTACCTTATCCGAAGGATAAGAAAAGACAAATATTAGTTTGTCATAAAAATAAAATATTGTGTTAATATATATGGCTTATGGTCGTAGATTTGTGAAGAGAGGCGTGCGTAGAGTTAAGAAACGATATTACGGCAAGAGGAAAGGTGTTAAAGTTAACACGCTAGCCCGTGATGTGTATAAAATTAAAAGAATGCTTAATACAGAACATAAACATTTTGACTACAAGTTTGGTAGCGGTCAAGGTGTTGGAGCGCAATACCCAGTGAATAATGCCCCCATCATTCTCGCGTTACCACCGATTACTAAGGGAACGAATTACGATGATAGAATTGGGAACCAGTTAAAAATTGTTCATATCACTACCAAGCTACAATTTATGTTTCATAATAACACTGATATGTTTCAGAGAACCAACGCAAGGGTTCGTTTGATATTTTCTAAGTCATCTGAGAATGTCCCTGACATACAGAAGCTATTGGAGCCTGATGCTAATGGCCACTACACTAACCTCAGTTTCGTGAATGGACAAGAGTATAAAAAATTCGTATGGATTAAAGGATGTGATATACGATGTGGTTACACTCAACCGCAATTGGTTGGTACTAACGATATAATTAGTCCCAGTGTACAGAATGCCTTATTTACTAAGTCTGGTAAGACCAAAGCCAGTATAACTATGATGTTTAAGAATAATACTAATGAAGTAGAACAAATGAAACCATACCTAATATTAACATCTGATGTTGTTCCTGCCTCAGGAGCAGACCACGACCCGATCAGTATTTCCGGACAAGTTAGATTAACCTATGTCGATAATTAGACTTTTATTAAAAAAGTATTTTACAGGGTAGATACATATTTAGATTACAGGGTAGATCCAGGTGTTGGTAGACCTTTTGAAAAAAGTATTTATTATTACAGGGTAGATCCACGGACGTGGTAGACCTTTTGAAAAAAGTAAAATCTGATTTTCAGAGATATTTAGGAAAGTTAGAAGTCGGGGTATATTATTACCCCCGACTTCTGTTCCATTTTTTAAATGGAACTCCCGCGCGGCCTGCCGCACTGGGATCAGTCAGGGAACACCTACGGCTGCGCGAGTTACGAAGTAGCAGCCGAGTGTTCCATTTCGTAACTTCTGTGTCATTTTAATATTTAGGAAATATAATGGGAAAGTCTCGGGCTTTCGTATTTACGATTAACAACTGGACGGAGGAAGATATTGACGCTGTGAAAGCGTTACAGTGCGATTATTGTATTGCAGGTGCGGAGATTGGTGCCAAAGGAACGCCTCACCTGCAGGGTTTTGTGTATTTTAAGAATCCCCGCTCATTTAAGTCAGTGTCGAAACAGTTACCGAGAGCATATATCGCGATAGCGAAAGGAAATGCTAAGCAGAATTATGAATATTGTGCAAAACAGTCAATTGTTTATGAAACAGG